AAATCTAAAGTCAGAAATTTATCTCCTATTGAGAATACTTCTTCAGCAACATATCTCTCACGAATATTTGATGTCTTTAATTCAATGTGTTTACGAAAATTTGTCATTTCTTTCAATCCCATTCTCTTACGAAGAAGATTGAATACTGCTAACTTATCACCAAATGACTTTGGAAGACCATTTGCAAAGGATTGGAAATCACCTTCCATTGCAGCAGTTCTCATCTTCGAAGCAGACATCCCAGAAACATCATCTGCATCGGGGTCACGATCACCTGCAGAGACAATTGAAATTCCTTCTGGGAAATCATAGAAACCGTGACGAGCCTTTACACCATTATATTTGTTTAAGAGACTTTTAAAATCTGAAATTCTATCAGCACCAACAACCATTGTGACTTTTGTATATCCTGCATTATAAAGATATACCATACCATCAATTGCATTTTTGATCTTCTTATCTAAGACAATGTTTCTGCCATGTTTAGGAAATATCTTCCTCATTAACATTACCTTCTCTTTATAGTTGAGAGGATTCTTTTTGGGGTCAGAAGACTGAGAAGCAAAGACTCTATAATCATTACCTATAGCAATTGCTGCTACCTTCGTGAGAAGTTTCTCATGTCCAACCGTGGGTGGATTGAATCTACCAAATGTGAATACGACCGACTTTGAAGTCTCTTCACTAAACTGTTTAAATCCTTTAATCATATTTTTATCTTTCCCAACCTTTGATTACATCTTTACTAAAGTTATTCATTGAAAATTCTAATCTATCAACCAATTTGACTGCACCAGAAGTAGTTTTGTCTATAGCAACGAATCCTTCAGAGCCCGTTACCTTGAAACCACTCTTTGTGCGAACAAAAGTATCAAGTTGTTTTACTTTATCGAGTTTATTTATAATAAGAAGTTTAGCGTCTACGATAGCATTTTGGAGTTCGAATACAAGTTGTAAGTTCTTCTTATTTTCTTTTGAGAAGAATGTCATCAATTCCTTTTCTTTACTATTGACGCCTTCCTTACCCTTTGTTGACTTTCTCTTTTGTCTTTCTTTTTCAAATCTATTTTTGAACCAAATAAGAAGGTCGCTCACGTGCTTTGCGGGTGAACCAATTCTTTCTCCTTTTCGAACTAGACTATTATTGAATGTTTCAAATTGACCTGCAAGTTCTGGATTCGATTCAATTTGTTTTAGAGTAGAACTTGCAATTTTTTGAAAGATTTTTCCTGCTTTACTTAAGGCATCATTCACTTCCTCTGTTTCGATTGCAGATAGACTTGCCTTACCTGTAATATCTCTGTATTCAGCATCTTGATACCAAATCGAAGATTTCTTTTTCAAACTCTTTAAATTCACACCATAAGATGCTTTCATCGAAGGAAAGTCTTTGCCTTTATATGTTGTGTGCCACACAACTCCAAGGTTTGCTTTGGCAATCTTTTTACCTAAATCTGATTTGATTGGAATAGCATATACAATCGTATTTGGTTGGAATGTATAGTATGAATCTCCATCGATTGATTCCTTTGAAACATCTCCCTTTGTGAACATTATGTCACCCTGAATAACATCAGTGATGCCAAGACCTTTCAATTCATTAAATGCTACCACTAGTTTTTCAGCGAGATCACCAGATGTATCAGCTCTGACTTCGGCCTCAGACTTATATACCTTAGGGTCTTTATTGAAAATACCTTTCTTAGCGACAAAGAATTGTCCATCACTCGGATCGATTCCTGCAAATACTGCGGGTGCTCCATCCCATTTTACAGTAACATCATAATTCTCATTACTATTACCTGCCAACATATCTCTCATTGCTCTTAGTGCAAATATTGCTTCTCGAGCTCCCTTTACGCCACCATATATCACTTGATCTTCCAAGTGGGTCATGTGAGTATTTTTTCCAGAAGAAGCCTCTGAGAAGTATGTTCTAAATGATCTCATTATGGTACTAATTCGATTTTAACGTCTTTTGGTTTGACTTTTAAATCTTTCTTTAAGAATTTTATTAATTGTTTAACTGCACTCTTATATGTAGACTGCGCCTTTGAAATAAATGTGTCTCTCTGTAATGCACTGATTCCTCCAGAGTCGAGAGCTGCAACGTAGTCAAATGACCAATTTCCCTTTCCTTTAGGAACTTCCTTATGAGAAACTTGCCACGGAGAAGTATCAACTGTGTATGCTTCTTCAAGATCGTGATTTTCAATGTAGAAGTCTTTCTTATTGTAAAGTTTTTTATCTTTTCGTTGATGTATTGCAAGATTGACTTTAGTGCCATCATCAAGTGTGAGGACATTGAATTTCTTATCGTATTTAACAACTTTACTCTTTGTTTTAAAACTTGTTTCTCCTCCACCTGAAGTGTCTCTAGTTGCATACACTACAGTCTTACCGATATATTTTATCTCTTTGAGATTTTGCTCTTCAAAGAATTTTTTGAAATTTTTCATTGGCTCTTCTATTTTTATCTTAAGTGGTGTATTACCTGCCTTATATAGTCTATGATATTCCATCTTAGATATACTAAGAGTATCACCTGCTTCTAATAATTTTGGTATCTCATTATCCATCTGAAACATCCAATCGTCTCCTTCGATTACAGTTATTAATCGATCTGCTTGATCACGATGCCAAACAAGTTCGTCTGATTCTATATTTGCTTCAAATACACGAATTTTTGTATTTCCTTTTATTTTATCTGTATATGGTTTACTCATATTACCAAAAAAAGTTACCTCCTCCTTTTAATCCAAGTTCTGCTGCATACCTTGGAAGATTACATGACCAGTAACCTGCTTTTGTTTTGTCTTTCTTTAGATGACATTGATGTCTAGCCGCGAATGATTTCCTGGCTTCTGGATCATTAATTTTAGCGTTCAGTCCAGTTGTATCTCCAAATTGAACTTTTATTACATTGCCCTTGTCATTCTTTACATAGACATAAAATTTCTTATCACCACCTCTTTTGGGCTTATTCAATTCTACTTCACTTCCTTTATACTCGGCTTCATTAATGAATGGATGATCAAGTGGAACTTCTTTACCTTCATAAAGACCAAATTTACCAATATCTGTTGACATGAGATAATCATCAAATTCATTGAAATATGTTGGAGCACTAGATGATTCTCTCATCTGCCTAGCATATTCGAACAACTTATAATAGTTCTCCGAATGTGGTCGAAAGATATTATGTGCTAAAGGTATTTGATTCTCTCTATGGAATCTTAGAGCTTCTTCTAATTGACTCATTATTTTTCGGTTAACTTTATGTATGCACTAGAATCTGATGTTGAACTACCTGCGTAATTAACAATCTGTGTAATAAACTGATCTGCCTTTGTGCCACCTTTGTGGATCAAATTGAGAATATGTAATCCACCAAGTTTTCCATGAATCCACACTCCAGCTGCCTTACCTTTCATTTTTCCAAGTTTTTCAACGACCTGTTCAGATGAAATTGTTTTATCAAACTTCTGGAGCATTGATGTGAACTTATTGACAGCCTTTTTGTTACCAGAAACGATTAACTTGGCTTCCTTGGTCATATCAGAATTCTTAGGTAGTTTCTTACTAGCTCCATAAACTCGTACCGCGGCATCTTGCATTACTCCCCAAGACGCGCCACCACCACGGGCATTTTTACCTTTAATCTCCACTTTGTGTGAGCCATAAGCCTTGTTTGCACTCAACGCCATAAAGCCACCTTGAAAGTCTATAAAGTTAGATTTGGTTGTATACCATTCACCTTTTGATATAGACTTGATACGACCCGCAGAAAATTTATGATCACTTGTTAGTGGCGGTCTCTCAACATTCTTCTCAATACCAATAACAGCCTTGGATACCTTTTTCAATGAAATACCAACCAGTCTCTTTTGAAGATATAAATCAAGTATATCATCATTAAAGCCTTCAAGTGTTGATGTATTGAGTTCATTTATTCTGAAACCTTTTTCTGCTGCCCAAATGTCGCCAGGATTCCATTTATCATCCTTTAATGGTTTAAAGTCATTGTTCTTAAAGGCTTCATTTTTCGAAGAATATATTGCTTTCATTACAGTATCATCTCTATGAAAAGTCATACCTTTTTCAATGATACCTTTTTGAATAGCATACTGTGCAGTTAGATAAGATGACATTTTCCAACTCTCATCGATAGCAAGGATTTGTTTAAGACTTGTACTTCCAACACTTACATTTTTAAATGCTTTAGTAAGAACTTTATCTGTGAAACTATCAATTGGCATTGCAGATCCAATTTCCAACATTGCAGACATCCATACACATTGTGCAGATTCACCAATCGCTGTCTGCTTTGTTCCTCCACCTGCTCCTGCACCACCACCAAAATATTTGGATTTATTCAGCATAGAAGATGTAATGGTGCGACCATTAACACCCGTCATTTCAAAGGTTTTACCATCCTTTTTAAACTGTTCGATCCTCTCCAATGTCTCTGGAACATTGGCAATGATGATATCCTTGCCCTTAATGAGTTCTAATGGTATTTGTTTTTTGATAAGATCAGCGAGGATATCAGTTCGCTCCTGATTCTTATATGGACCAGCCGTGGCTGTTTTCTTCAACTCCGAAGGTTGCAGCCCTACGGCCTCTGCTATAAATTCTTTGAAAGATTGCATATTTCCCATAAATTAGTGATAGTGATGTTTACTATCTATTTATAAGATTTCCACTCTTCATATAACAATTTTGATCTTTCATATGTCTCTTTTTCCCATGGCTCATCGTTTTTTAACTTAGTCCAATCGATTAATTCACCCATCCATTTACACATTTTTGGTGACCGAACTAAATCAATTAATTCACCTCTAACATATTGCTTAACATGAATCATCTCATGTGCAAGTGTATCATGTATATCATCTAATTTTATATTACAATCCATTCTAATCGTGAAATCCCTTGGACAATGATTCCTGTCATTCCAAGTGCAATCACCATAAAGACCCTCTTTACCAGCCAGATTTCTTATGAGTTCTATCTCAACCTCAAGATTTTTCAGTCTAGGCATCAGTCTTTTTACATAGAAAAAGAAAGCACTTTCAAGTTCTGATCTGATCTTTTTATTCGATCCTTTTATGGATAGTGTTATCATATCTTAAAGGTCGAGAAATCAGAATTAGATTGTGGATTTGATGTAGAATCTGATGAACCATCATTAGATAGACTCTGTGCTGAATCCTCAACATCATACAATCTCATCTTAGCACGGTCGATACCAACTACAAATCTCTTATTAGATGTTGGATCGTTATATCGATTCTTCAGTTGTTTTACCATTAATTGATTCATACCCTCAAGTTGCTCAGTTGAAATCAGAGCAAGCATCAAGTCACACGTTGCAGGGAGACCAAATGATTCTGAAGTATCAGTAATTTCAACATCGGAATTACCAAATCCAGTTCTCGTAACCTGCGTTGCAGACCAGATAGGAACATTGAATTCAACTGCAAGTCCTCTAAGTTCTTCAGCAATTGCTTTTACAAAGGAATATGAATTGATTGCGCCACCAAGACCTTTCATTCGTGAAGAAGCCGCTATGTTAAGATAATCAATGAAAATAACATCGGGCTTGAAGTCTTTTTTCAGTCTGAGTTCATCAAGTAGAGCACGAAAATGACCTGCATGGGCAACCGCAGTGGGATATTCCTTTACGATTAACTTCCCTTGAGTCTTTGATTGAATTTTCTTCATTTTAGAATCAAATAAATCTTTGGGTAGATTCTCAATGTCACCGATGTCGATATCGAATAGATTAGCATCAATACGTTCAGCAATCTTTTCTTCAGCCATTTCAAGTGTAATATACAGAACACTCTTTCCCTCAGACATTGCTGCCGCGGCAAAATGACACATTGCTAAACTCTTACCAACACCTGTACCTGCAAGGATAATGTTCAGTGTCTTTCTTCCCACACCACCCTTTGTGATCGTATTGAGCATTTCAAGATCAAAAGGCATCTTATCTTCTTTCTTATGATAGAAATCAAATCTTTCATCAGAATTTTCAATGTAGTCGTGACCAACATTGGAATCAAATGAAACTCCAAGTGCATCAGATAAGATTTCTGGTATTGCACCTTCAGCTTTATCTTTCTTCTTACCATCAATGATTTCAATCGATTCCATGATTGCAAGATATACTGCTCTATCTTTACACCACTTTTCAGTAGAATCAATTAGCCACTGATCATCGACCTTTTCTTCTTTATCTAATTCTCTAATGAGTGTTAGAATCTCATTTGCATCATTCCTTGTTACATGATCTGAATTCTGAAACTCAATTTCAAGAGCAGCTGAATTAGGCAATTTATTATATGTGCTTACAAATGATAATATCAACTTATATACAGGCGCGTTGAATCCTTCGAAGTATTCAATTTTTAAATGAGGCAATGCCTTTCTTGTAAAATCTTCATCATGTAATAGGTTATTGAGAATTATCGTCTGTAGGTCTTTCGTCATTATCTTTATCTTTATCTAATACTTCGGCTAATATATCACCCATCAAATCGTTGAACTTTATAGAATCTTGTAATTCCTTTATACTATACTGTTCATTGCCTTTGTCAATCTGATAATTGAAGTTAAGGACAGCTTGTTCTTCATCTTCATTTTCTTCAATTTTCACCTCTCCATAGTAATAGATGACATCTTTGTATTCACCCTCTTGAATCTTGAAACCGTAATAGTCCAAGTCCTCTTTTTCGACTAGTATGTATTTAGGAATCTTGCTCATCTTTTTGTTCTGGTTCTGATATCATTGAAGTGGATGCAACCTTGAATCGCTTCTCCACAAAGGATTTGAAATCTGTCTCATCAAATATGTTAGTCCAGAATTCTTCATTCATAGTCTGAGCCAATCTGAGATTACCAGTGAGTTCATCACCAGTTGCAGGATTCTTGGCTTGATACCATCCATTCTTAGGTTTAACAACATATCCACCTTCGATAGCCACATCAACTAGACCTGACCATTTTTCGATGCCACCTTCCCATGTAACAGAGATAGGAATCTTTGACTTTTCTTTTACAAATCTTGATTTCTCAATATTGATGATAAAGTTATAACCCGATACATCAGTACCAGTCTTTTCTTGGCGACGACCGATGATCCAAACATTATCAGCAGAATACATCACACCTGTTCCACCAGAGACAACAGCCTTACTAAACATCTCTTGAGTCTGATAGGTATGATTGATAGCAAGTAGTGGAATATCATTTAATGTGAGTGAAGGTGTAATCATACGGAATAGACCTTTGAGTGCTTTAGCACGAGTCATATCTGCAACAGACTTCATATTCTCGGCATCTTCAACTTCTTTCTTAGATGCAATATTACCAATAGAGTCAATGACAATAATCACTTTATCTTTACGACCGATTTCATTCAGTTGATGTACAAGGTCGAATTTTAGTTCTTCGATATTGGTCACAGGAGTATGTAAGACCCTAGATGTATCAATTCCAAAAGATTCAAAGTATGCTTGGGGCGAACCAAACTCTGAATCATAGAACATAAGAACAGAATCTTCATGTTTCTTAAGATATGCTGAAGCCATCAGTAATGCAAAGGATGTTTTGAAGTGCTTAGACGGTCCGGCAAGAACTGTAAGACCAGAAGCAAGACCTCCATCGATTGAACCCGATAGTGCCGTATTGATCATCGGTACTGATGTTGTAGTCAGTTCTTTCTCTGAAAAGAGTTTAGATTCTGATAATACTGAGACTCCCGCTGATCGGGATGATTTTTTTAGTTTTTCTAATAGTGACATGGTTTATATATTATATTATTATGACAATATGTCAAGATTTATTCTTATACATATTCTCAAATTTATATTTGTTCTCTTTATAGATTGAGAATAGCCAGTTCCCATTCCATTTCATTTTTTCTGCTAAATGATTACATTTCTTAATGGCTTCTTTATCTTCTTCAGAAAGGATGTGTGATATATAGCCATCAAATTTACCATTATATTCGTGGCGATCAAAGTATTGTACTTTATCTTCAAGAGAAGTTATGTGTTTATCATTATTCCAGTTTTCGGAATATGATCGTCGTGTACCCTTATTAGGTACATTAAGGTTCTTCTTTGGCGACCAAATCAGACCCTTGTTCAAATCTCTCTCTATCATAATTTAGTTAAGATGTTTTTGTGCAGTGAGTCAATGCAAGTATTAGCATACCAATGATACACAAATACATGAACATCGTTTGCCAGAAATCCTTATTCTTCCAAAAGGTCATTGAACCATACTTGGGAGAACATACGCAGCATTTATTTTTATTCATCATCTTTAACAAACACTCCATTTTCCATCTTGCCCGTTCGTTTCTTGATCACATTGTAGGCAGTTTCTAAACATTTAACAGAATCAAATCCTACCAACTTAGATAAAATTATAATAGTAACCATCATATCTCCGATACCATCTTCTATTTCCGCCAGCGCTTCTGATTTTATTATTTGTTTATTGCGATCTCCTTGGGCAGAATCCAATAAGATGAGAGCTGCACGAGTTTCATCAAGTTCTTCTTGAGTCTTACCAAGTTGTGTGAGTGCAGTAGCCTTATCTAAGATGCCTTTTTCGGCTGCCCATTGATTTACTTTTTCTTGTAGTTCTTCGTAGTTCATATTATTTTAATCGATCTGGACCCTTTGTAACAAAGGGCATTTTACTTTTTTCTCCTATGTATCTATCACAGGATTGGTCATAGAAAAGTTTGAGGGCAACAGATTTGCCGATCACTACTTTCATATAATCCTTGTGCTTGTATTCTAGTATTTCACCTTCAACATCTAGCATCTTTTCTTCTTGAGTTATGATACACTTGTTATCGTAAACCACTTTTGTTTCATCATTGTTATAATTATTCATATATTTATTTTCTTGTTACGAACCAGCATATACCTACACCAATTGCAATTATTAATGCTATCGACATATCTAATGGTATCATAATTCGTCATCCTCGTGGGTGTAAATTTCATCATGTAATCCTTCTTCAGTATCACAAGATTCAGTCATATCCGAGCCCTTTTGATACATTGCATCAGCGACAGAAAGAGGGTTGTAACCCGCGGCAACTGAAAGGCTGTATAAATGATCCATAAATTCTGAAACCATTAGACCATTATCTTCTGTTTCAATTGTGATTTTTTCTTCGTATTGTTCTAGTGTTATTTTCATAATTCGTCATCCTCGTGGGTGTAAATCTCATCATCGACTATCATACCACTAAGGTTTTCCCATAATGTTTGTTCAAAAATTGATTCACCCCAATCATTTTCACCTATTTCCAAAATCCAATCGGGTTGATTCACAGTCCAAGTATTATCTTCGTGTTTGTAATATACTTCACCTTCATTTGAATCTTCTACAAGATGAATCATCAAAGGTTTTCCTCCAACTTCTAACTCGTATTCAGTTACGCTTTTAAAGTAAATCTCTTTACTATCTTTTAATAATTTTATTTTTGCCATAATTTTTTATTGTTTTATATTATTGTTTTATAAAGTTGTATTTCCATTTACAACATAGTATTTCCAAGCCTTTTCAAAGTAGTAGTGTACAAATGTCATAACGGTCGAAATGAATATACCAAATAAAGTAACATGCCAATCACCAAACCATACTCTTGCCATTAGTGTGCAAAGTATGATAGATAAGATTCGCCATATAATAACTTTACTCATTGTGATGGATAATCCCTATGTGGATTGGCTGCAATTTCTCTTTCACGGAATTCGTCAGCAGTCATTGATCTTTCTTTCTTAACTCTCTTGACTGTCACTTTACTTTTTTGTCTTGATATTACTACATAGTTACAAAATGTATTTGTTAATACTGCAGTGTAAATTCCAGCCATTATATCAAATAGTGCGAGCACCATAGATATAACCATTCCAGTCAATATTATTTTTGGTTTTATTCTTGTCATAATTTTATCCTCTCATAAAGTTATTGATTGCACGCCCATGTCCACTTGAAACATAGTATTTCTTATTTTTTTGCCAACTTTCATTGGTAAATACTTGTATTGATCCAGCAGTTTTGTGACCATAAACCATAACACCTTTACGATTTCTTGACACTTCGCGAGTGGGAGGTGCATCTAATCCGAGTATAGCTCTTACATTTGAATTCATATATTATAAAACTTCAGAGTGATTACGATCAATAAGCATCATTATATCTCTTAGTGGAAGATCGATCAGTACCTTCTGCTCTTTCGAATTCATTTTGAAGAATTCCTTGGCTTTCGAAAAAGCAAAGGCATCTACAACGGCAGTCTGTACAAAAGACTCTACTTCAAGTACAATTCTTTGAATTGGTCGTGTGTGATGTTTTGATTTGATTTTCATATATTATATAATATCAGGTTATAGTATCTTGTCAATCATTATGATGGGTTAGCAAAGTTCTTAGATTTGAAATCAATTATCTTTTTTCGAAGCCATCTTGCTTTTACAGCACGAGGATCATTATCACACGCAGGTAACATTCGTTTGAATGTCTCCCAACTCGGTTTTGGCGAATCTAAATCCGTCCACATTTTCATTCTTAGTTTATTATCCATAATCAAGTTTTTAGTTTTTTTCCTGTGATGGCATCACCTTTTGTGAGACCATTAGCCTTAAAAAATTTCTCAGATGTACTTATATCATAGACTTCTACCCGTCCTAATATACTACATGCTTTTTTCAATAATCGAGAGCCGATTCCTTTTCTTCGTTGTCGAACTGGAACATAGCACTGAAACATCTTCATTCCTTCATCTTTGTATGCTAGAGCCCATCCTGTCCATTTCTCACCATTGTGAGCCATGATCAAATATCCGTGGTCTTCTTTCAAACATTTCTTCAATTCCGTATGGATTAATCCGCCACAGATATGACCGTCAGCCTCTCGGTAAACTCCAAAATGATTTTTAGAACACCATCGAAGCACATCAGATGGTGGCCATGTCTGCTCGAGATTGTAGACTCGGATGTAAGTCATTATATGACCTCCTTCACATCATCGATAGTGAATTTGATTAGGGAAATGATCTTTCCTGCGGGACTAATGATAGCCGAATTGAACCAGTTTTCACCAGTCGCGAGGTCAACCATCGCGGTATTGAATCTGACGGTTTTGCCAGATTTGAGGAGTAGGGTGTCTTTGAATTTAATATTATCCATAATTAATCTTATAGGTATATTATATCATGGAATCACCATGTTGTCTAGTGCTTTAATCAGTTGATAGTCAATGATTTACAGAGTTGTTTACAAGACTGCCTAGAAATTGATAATCGTTTGACTATCAATGACTTAGATACTTTTCAATGAAAAATCAATAGCCCTAGCCGCTTCTAGATTGAGTGGGCGATGCTTGTACCATCCACCTGTATCATTATCAATCTCTTTACATAACTTAGCCACATCCTCTGGTGTTATTGGATATTTTGCCCTCAGAGCCTTAGTAGAAATTGACACCATAATCTGATACATTTTATGATACCATCCGCCATCGGATATAGTCCTGTATTCAGTAATGAGTTGCTTATTAACAAACGGGCAATCATGATAAGAAGCCCACTTAACATTTACATTTGTGAGTTTGTCTTTTTTGTATTCTGCAATTTTATCACGAATGTGTTCGGGCATCTTATCTTGAAATGTATTTTTGAATCCATTAACAAATGAATGCTTCTTCATCAAGTCTGTAGGATTTAGAAGTTCAGCATCATGAGTAAAAATGAAATTGTAAGCATTTGGATATTGAGCAGGAACATAATACATTCTACTCAAGTCTTTTGTTTGAGCATCACCAACAGAACCGAATTCATGATTTAGGGCATACCAGAAGTGTCGAATCTTCTCGGCAGGAATCGATTCAGTGAGTGGAAGAATAACACGAAACTTTGGCTTTTCTTTTGTTGAAGAAGCCGATGAATAGCATATAAAGTAATTCGATTTGAATTTACCAATTGTTTCTTCAAATGTACCTTCATAATCATCTACATCAAGTGCAGCCCATCCATTCCATTGAATTACATTTCGATTAGCTCTGGTCGTACCATGATTGAAACTTGATGGTGTGATCAGAGGCGATCCATCTTTAAACTCACCTTTCTTTGGCTTGTAGCCGGGCTGCTTGGATAAATCATAAAGTAACTTCTCAAAAGATTCGAGATTAGTAAAATCCATCTTTCGATGGGTCTTGTTATCAAATATGGATTTGAATAGTGTAAGAGAAATCATATTAACCAAAGAATTCTTCTAGGGTATTTGTTTGTTTCTTGTAATTGATTCGTGTTCGGGGTCTTATTGATCCATTGGTCTTCTTTGGCAAAAAGTGTTTGAAGCCAATCTTTTTACCGAATTCAACCATAGAATTTTCATCTGGGAATCTAACTATTATTGTTCTCATACTTTACTCTCCTTAAAGTAGCGATTATCTACATCTTTGCCGTATGGGAAATCTGGATACCATGTCGCTTTTGTTTTTTCTGTTATTTCTAAATTACTCTTTTCTACAAAATCCTGTAAATCTTCATCTGTTTCAAACTTGAATTCAGCAGTTGCATAAGCATAGTCTTGATGTGAATATTCAGGCATTCCCCACCATCCATGAAATGTGTTTTCAACACCTTGTGATCTATCAAAGATATTGTTTTCTGTGTCATTTATATTTCTTACGCTCTTTTTCATACCCAATGTTTTTCTATTTCGATTGTTTCCTCTGGAGTTGGCTTCCTATATTCCATACCATAATTATTAATACCCATAACTGGTACAATATGATCTTTGTAAATTGGCTTCTGATTGAATGAAGAATAATCCACTTGATGATGCCATCGATCAAATTTCTTCGTGATGGTCGTGACATCTGGATGCTGATCTTGAAGAGATTTTGCAAACTCGTATCGGTCATCATATTCCTTATCATCAGAATTGAAATTATAAACCTCTTCAGTATTACCTCCCTTCATAGAGAGTGTAGTAATTTTTCCACACAAGAAAGCATTGAATAACATTGTACAATGTTTATCTTTTAGGATTCGCAATGATAGATCGGTATCTTCATTATACTGACCTCTCCATCTATGATCAACATCATTAGATATAAGAATACAACTGTAGATACGAGAATTTAGATAATATGGTTTTTTATAATGAGTTTGCTCAGACGGCACGAGCATATATGTGTAATTCATGCCAGCCATCTTAACATTCTTATATCTATCAACGAAATCCTCTGCAGCTGCAAATGTACCACCATTCATTACTCTACGTCTACGATTTTGATTGAATCGAAAGAATTCACGAATATTATCATCTAGAATCCAGTGCCGTTCATGACCTTCTTTGA